CCGCACCACCCCGAACAACTCACGCTCCGGCCCGAATGGGTGATCGTCGACTCCGCCGCCGCGGACTTCCGGCAGGAACTGTTCCACGACGGGCTCGCCACGCAGGGCGCGAAGAAGGATGTCATGTACGGCATCGGGCTCGTGTCGTCCCTGCTGGCCCGTGAACAACTCGTCGTCACCGACCGCTGCCAGGGCTGGATCGACGAGGTCACCGACTATGTGTGGGATACCAAAGCGTCCGAACGGGGCGAGGACAAGCCCAACAAGGACAAGGCCAAGGACGACAGCCTCGACACCGGCCGCTACGCCCTCGCCACCACCGAAGCCATCTGGCGCAACGAACTCACCGCTTAGGAGCAACCATGACTGAGCCAACACCTATTGTCGTCCCGGACTACGAACTCACTGCCGCACCTCGCGGACTGATCAAGGTTAAGGGTGAGCTGCAGGAGCACCCTGCGCGGCTGGCTGACCTCGCGGATAAGCCGCCGCACTTCCGCCCGCTGATCGGCACATACGCCGCCGTGAGCAAGGAAGCCGTGCGCCGGAACAACATCCAAATGGATCACGGGTTCCTCGACTACGTCTACGCCCCTGAGCCCGTCAAGGCCGCCGCCTAACCAACCGAGAGGCCCTCACCATGGCTTTGCCACAGTCCACCCAAGCATGGCCGCCCGCACAGGTGGGCCGGACCCTGCCGATGATGGGTGTGTGGTCTGCCTGGTACGCCGGGGACTCCGACCAGCTCTCTTCCGTGTATGGGGGTGCGTCGGGTGCTGACCCGACCGCGACCGGGTTCTTCGCCTCCGACCATGGCGGGTTCCGTGCCACCGTGGGCCGGGCCCTGACCCGCTGGTTCTGGGGCGAGGCGTCCCGCGGTCCGGACCGGCGGGTGAAGCTGCACGTCCCGATCGCCGCCGAACTCTGCCAAGCCTCCGCGGACCTGCTCTTCGCCGACCAGATCACCCTCAAGGTTGAGGACGAAACCACCCAGGCCCGACTCGACGTGCTCTGTGACGACGGGTTGCACACCGAACTGGCGGAGGCTGCCGAGGTCGCCGCCGCACTGGGCGGCGTGTACCTGCGCGTGACGTGGGATGACACCGTCTCCCCGGATGCGCCGTTCCTGACCCATGTGGACGCGGATCAGGCGATCCCCGAGTTCACTTGGGGCCGGCTGACCGCGGTCACGTTCTGGCAGGTCGTGCACCGTGACGGGAAGCGCGTCTACCGGCACCTCGAACGCCACGAAACCACCGACAACGGTACGGGCATCATCCTCCACGGCCTGTACGAGGGCGAAGAGGACAAGCTCGGCCACCCCATCCCGCTCACCGACCTGCCCGCCACGGCAGGGCTCGCGGCCCACGTGAACGCGTTCGGGGCCATCGACTCCGGCTCCGAAGGCCTGTGCGTCGTGTATGTGCCGAACCAGTCCCCCAACCGGCGCTGGCGGACCGACCAGCACGGCCGCCACCTCGGCCGGTCCGACCTGGACGGGGTCGAGCAGCTCATGGACGCCCTCGACGAGGTCTACACGTCCTGGATGCGCGACGTCCGGCTCGGCAAGTCCCGGCTGATGATCGCCAAGTCCCTCCTGGACAACGTCGGCACCGGCTCGGGTAGCGCGTTCAACGCGGAGCAGGAAGCCTACGCCTCCATGAACATGCTCGCCGGGGCGGACGCGAAGCTCGCCGACCAGATCGAACAGGTCCAGTTCAAGATCCGGGTGCAGGAGCACAAGGAGACGGCCGCGCAGCTCGTGCAGGACATCCTGCAACTGGCCGGCTACTCATCGGAGACGTTCGGGATTTACGACGGCGGCGGACCGGTCAAGACCGCGACCGAGGTCGAATCCAAACAGCAGCGCTCGCTCCTGACCCGGGACCGGAAGATCCGGCTCTGGCGCCCCGCCATCGCCGCCATCATCGAGAAGCTCCTGGCGGTCGATCAGGCCCTGTTCGGCACTCCGCTCACGGTGCAGGCCCCCGATGTGCTGTTCCCGGACGGGGTGCAGGAGTCGGCACTGTCCATTGCGCAGACCGTGCAGGCGCTCCGTGCCGCGGACGCCGCCTCCGACAAGGTCATCGTCGGGATGGTGCATCCGGACTGGGATGAGGACGACGTCGAGGAGGAAGTGGGGCTGATTGTGGCCGCACGTCAAGCAGCACTGCCTGCCGCGCTGCCGGATCCGATGTACGCCCACGAGGACGGGATGACCGATGGCACAGCCCCAACAGGAGACGGAAAGCCTGCCCTCGACGGTTGATCGGCTCTCCGCCGCGACGGTGGTGGTGTTCGCCGCCGCCGAACAACGGCTCGTGACCGGGTCGGCGGTGCTGGTGAAGGCCGCGATCGCGAACCCGGCCCTGGTGCCCTCGCTGCGGGGCAGGCTGACCGGCCTGTCCCGGTCCGTCTCCGCCGAGGTGCTCGCCAAGGTTCACGCCCTGGCAGATCAGGTGGCTGACACGGCGGCCCGCAACGGCAACGCCTCCGCCGCCCGCGAGGTCAGGGCGCTGGAGCGACGGGTGGAGGGCTTCCACGGCTCGGCCATGGCGGACATCATGCCGCACAACGTGACCGCGTCCCGGCTCATCGCCGAAGACCTCGCCACCCGGCTGGCAGCGGCCGCCCAGCGGATCACCCGCTACGGGGACGACGCCTACCGCGCCGCGACCACCGGCGGGGCGCTCGCGCAGATCAACCCCGCCGCCGACATCATCCACCGCACCCTGCACGCCGCCACCCCTGCGGAAGCGCAGGCGCAGGCGTGGCGGGAACTCACCGCCCGCGGCGTGACCGGCTTCACCGACGCCAAGGGCCGGGAGTGGAACCTCGCCACCTATGTGGAGATGGCCGTGAGGACCGCGACCCAGCGGGCGTACAACGCCTCCCACCGCGAACGCCTCACCCTGGCCGGGATTCACTACTTCACCCCGTCCACCACCGGCAGGCCGTGCCCGTTGTGCGCCCCGTGGGAGGGCCGCGTGTTGGCCGACCGGGGAGCCGGGACCGTGACCGAACCGGACGCCGCCACCAACGAGCCCGTCACCTTCGAGGTCGCCGGCACCATCGAGGACGCCTACGCCGCAGGCTTCGGTCACCCAAATTGCCGCCATACGATGCTCCCATTTCTGCCCGGCGTCACCGCCCTGGTCCCGAACCAGTGGACCGCCCGGGATGAGCAGCGCTACCGGGACACGCAGAAACTCCGGGCCCTCGAACGTGAGGTCCGCAAGCACCGGCAGGTCCAGGCCGCCGCGATCACCGACACCCAACGCGCCGCCGCAGGCCGTCAGGTCCGGGCCGCGCAGGCACTGGTCCGCGCCCACACCCAAGCGACCGGCATGCTCCGCCGCACCCGCCGCGAACAAACCAACCTCGGCAACAAATAACCACTCTCACCACCGTCCCGGGAGGACACCATGAGCGCAACACCCCCAGAAGCACCCGCCGAACCGGCCGAGCCGCAGACCCCCCCGGCCGAGCCGGCACCGGTCGAGCCGCCCGCGGCCCCCGCCGTGTGGGATGACCCGGCCGCCGCCCGTGCCGAGATTGAGAAGCTGCGCCGGCAGAACGGCGACGAACGCATCAACGCCAAAAAGCAGGCCGCCGACGAAGCCCGCAACGAACTCCTCCAGAAGCTGGGGCTCACCAAAGACGGCGAACAGCCCGACCCGGCCAAGGTCGCCGCCGACCTCGCCGCCGAACGCGAAGCCCGGGCCAACACCGCCCGCGAACTCGCGATCTTCAAGGCAGCCTCCGGCGCCGGAGCGGACCCCGCGAAACTGCTGGACTCCAACTCCTTCCTCACTTCCGTCAAGGGGCTGGACCCCGCCGACGGGGACGCCATCGCCGCAGCCATCACGGCAGCGGTCACGGCAAACCAATCACTCAAGGCAGTCCGGGCGACTGGCGCGAGCGGCATCGAGCAGACCGGCGGGACCGGCGAGCAAGGCCAAATCACCGAGCAGCAGCTCAAAACCATGACCCCCGACCAGATCGTCGCAGCCCAGGCCAAGGGCCTGCTGCGGAACCTGCTGGGCTAAGCCACTCCCCCTCCTTGAAAGGACACCAACGTGTCAATCCTCAACTTCAGGCCCGAAATCTGGTCCGCCAACCTGCTCGTCGCCACCCGCAAGACCCTCGTCTACGGCGACTGCGTCAACCGTGACTACGAGGGCGAGATCAGCGCCGCCGGCGACACGGTCCGCATCACCTCCATTGGCCGGCCCACGATCAGCTCCTACGTGCCCAACAGCACGGTCATCAACCCGGAGCAGGTCAACGACTCCCAGCGCACCCTGGTCGTGGACCAGTCGAAGTTCTTCGCGTTCGCCGTGGACGACGTCGACGCCCGCCAGGCCAAGGGCAACGTCATCCCCCAGTCGATGAACGAGGCCGCCTACGGCTTCGCCGACGTCATCGACCAGTACGTCGCCAACTCCATGTACACGGGCATCCAGACCGCCAACCAGGTCGGCTCCATCACCGTGGCCGCGAACACCCCGTCCGACTTCTACGACAAGGTCCTCGTCCCGTTGAAGATCAAACTGGACCTCGCGAACGTCCCCACCGAGGGCCGCTGGATCAACGTCCGCCCCGAAGCGCACGGCGCCCTGCTCCGCGACTCCCGCTTCGTGAAGGTCAACGAATCCGGCACGTCCGAGGCGCTCCGCAACGGTATGGTCGGCCGGGCCGCCGGGTTCGACATCCGCCTCACGAACAACGCCCCGAACACCACGGGCTCCGAGTACGTGACCATCGCCGGCACCAACGCCGCGTACACGTTCGCGGAACAGATCAACAAGGTCGAGGCGTACCGGCCGCAGAACAGCTTCTCCGACGCCGTCAAGGGCCTGGTCCTGTACGGCGGCAAGCTGGTCCGCCCCGACTTCCTCGCCTCCGCCCTCGTCACCATCTCCTAAGGAGCCTGAATCATGGCACGCACCGCTGTACCTGTAACCGACCTGACCGCCGCGACCTCCGTCGCGGACCCGGCAGGCACGACCGCCGACCCGACGAACGGGCACACCATCACCGGTGTCCGCCCCGAAGTCCTCGCCATCCGGGTGAAGAACACCACCGGCGGGGCGCTGAACGCGATCCTCCGCGCCGGCACGTTCCCGCTCGCCCCCGCCTCCGGGCAGGGCGACCTGACCGTGTCCGTGGGCGCCGGCGCAATCGTGTTCATCTCCCCGGCCGAGTCCGCCCGCTACCTGCAGGCTGACGGCTCCATCAGCGTGGACCTGCAGGCCACGTTCACCGGCACGGTGACCGCGTTCAAGGTGAACCGCCGCTGATGGGCGACACGGTTCACATCCTCGGCGAGGGCGGGGGCATCTTCGAATTGTCCCTGCCCCTGCACGAGACGATCGCGGAGAAGCTCGCCAAGGGCCACCTGCGCCGTGTCCAGGCCGACGGCACCCCGTACGTGGAGGGCGACCGGCCCGAAGGCGTCCCGAACCTGCCGGAGTCCCGTCCCGCACTGAACGCGGTCAAGGCCGAATGGGTCGGCTGGGCTGTGGTCCAGGGCCTGTCCCCGGATGATGCTGAGGCGTTGACGAAGGCTGACCTGATCGAACGCTTCGGCGTTACCGCAGCCGAGGGCACTCCCCCCGCCGGGGATGAAGCCGGCACCGAAGGCACTCCCGAGGGCACCTCGGAGGCCTAGCACCACCGCCGGCGGCGCACCCCCTGCGCCGCCGGCACCCCCACACTTTAGGAGCACCGCATGGCTGGCTTGTTCGGCAACTTCGTCGTCCCCGACGCCCTCGCCGCCCCGGCGGATCTCGCCGCCTGGACCGGCACCGCCGCCCCGGCGAACGCGGTGCCCCTGCTGCGCTCCGCCACCACACTGGTGCTCGCCGCCACGAAGGGCGCCTACTACGCCGTGGACCCGCTCACCGGGCTCGCGACCGACCCCGTCACGGCGAAGGTGCTCAATGACGTGACGTGCATCCAGGCCGCCGCGTGGGCCGCCCTCGGGGTTGACCCGCTCACCGGCGGCGTCGCGGTCGAAGGCGTCGAATCCCAGGCCGGCATCGGCTCGGCCCGCATCACCTACGCCGACGCCTCCCAGGCGTCCGCGGCGAAGGCGGCGTCCCTGACCGACCTCGTCCCCGAGGCGAAGATGCGCCTGTCCCAGAACAACCTGCTCGCCACGAACGTGTGGGTCTACGGGTGAGGGGCATCGGGCGGTTCTTCGTGCACACCGTCACCGTGGAGACACGGACCGGGACCGGCGCGGCCGGGGACGTGTACGCCGCCCCCGCCACCGTTACCGGCTTCCTCGAAGGCAAGGTCCAGCTCGTCCGGGATGCCACCGGGCAGGAAGTCACCGCGAACTCCATCCTCTACTGCGCCGTGGCCGACGGGGCACGCTTCACCCCCGACACGAAAGTCACCACCGGCGGGCGCGTGTCGAGAGTCATCTCGCAGAACATCAACGACGCCCCCGGCCTGAACCTCCCCGACCACGCCGAAATCTACCTCAAGTAATGGGCGAGACATTCAGCATCCACCTTGACGAGGTCACCGACGCGGTCCTCGCCGCCATCCCCGCCGCGAGCTTCAAGGCCATGACGCACGTCCACGGCGTCGCGATCAACCGGACCCCGCTGCAGGACGGCAACCTCCGGGGCGAGTCCTACGTGGAGAACACCCCCGCCGGGGCGGACATCGTCTACCCCGGGCCATACGCCCGCTATCAAGAATTCGAAATTTTACGCCACGACGTCGGGCAGCGGCTCTACCTCACCTCATCCATCATCCAAGAGGCCCCGAAGGCGATAGAGATCGTGGCCCAAGAATTACGCAAGGTCATTGAGTAGGATGGGCGCCACATGAGCTATGCAAAAGACCTGCTCACCGGGATAGCGCAAATGATCTCGGACACCGCGATCGCCGTCTATAAACCAGCCGGCGCGTACGATGCTGCGGATAACGCGATCGTGTTCGGCGTGTGGCCGCAATCCCCGGACCGGTGCATCGTCCTGAACTACACCCCCATGGTCCTAGCCACCATGATTCCGATGGAACGCGGCCTGCTTGAGGCGCACATCCGGGGCCCTGCCGGGGACCCGTTCGACGCCGCCGACACCGGAGCCGCGATACGGGACCTCATCCACGGGATCCGCAACACCCCGTTCGGGACGGCGAACGTCATTCAGATCCTGCACCGCAACACCGTCCCGCTCGTGCAGGACGCGAACCGGCGCATGGAAGTGGTCGAACAGTTCGACGTCGACCTCGACACCCCGCCGACCGCAAACCGCCCCGACGGCGGGGAATGGTGAGCTGTTAATCACCGGCCCCCGGCTGTATGATGCGGGGATGAACAAGCCACGCCCCTCCGCCGTCACCCTCGCCACCGGCCTCACCGTCTCCCTCGCCGGCGCCCTGCTCGCCCTGCTGGGCTTGTTCTGGGTCGGGCTGGCCGTCAGTGCCGTCGGCGCGTGGCAGGCCATCACCGGCGTGTACCGGCTCGCCGCCGCTATCGACTACCTCGCAGCGCGGCCCGTCGTCCGCCGCACCACCGTGGAGACGGAACGCGCCCCGCAGTAGCAGCCCCAGACCACAACTAAATACGCTCCACCCCTTCTAGCCCCGTAGACCGTCTGCGGGGCTTTTTTGCGCCCAAATCAGCCCCGTAGGAGGCACCTAGAATGTCAGTTTCGCTTGCGAGAAGGTTCAAAGTCGATGTCAGCACCGACGGCACCACCTGGCTGCCCTTCAAGGGCATGCAGGACTTCTCCCCCAAGGAGAACTCCACCACCCAGTCCACCGCGACGTACGACAACGCCGGGTACGACTCCTTCGAGAAGACCCTCACCGCGTGGGAAGTCACCATCAAGGCGAACCGCCCCACCACGGCGGGCGTGTTCGATCCGGGTCAGGAGCTTGTCCGGGCCGCGCAGTTCCAGTTCGGCGACCAGGCCCGCGTGTACATCCGCTGGTATGACCGCAACGGTGCCGCCGGCGCGAAGTCCGGCCGGGCCCTGGTGGACTGGAACCAGTCCAAGACCGGTGTCGCGGATGTTGAGGAAGTCACCGCGTCCTTCAAGGGCGACGGCGTCCTCTCCGACATTACGAACCCGTACGCGGCCGCCGCTGTCCCGGTGATCGCCTCCGCGACCCCGTCCGGTGCCTCCGTGGGCCAGCTCGTCCGGATCACGGGCGCGAACTTCACCGGCACCGTCTCCACGACCGGTGTCAAGTTCGGTGCGACGAACGCCACGACCTGGGACGTCATTTCCGACTCCCTCATCGAGGCTGTTGTCCCGGCCGGCTCCGCGGGCGCGGCGAACATCACGGTCACGAACGCCGCCGGCGCCTCGACGGCCTTCGTCTACACCCGCGGCAGCTAGCCGCTACTGACCCGGGGGCGGGTTGCGTGAGAGTGGCCCGCCCCCGCACCACCCCCACCACTCTCACACCTCACTCTCACGAAGGACTCTCACCATGGCTTTGCGCCCTTACGAAGACATCATCGGCCCCCTGATTATCCCGGTCCGCGGCAAAACCTACCCGCTGCCCGTGATTTCCATGGCCGACGGGCTCCGGATCCACGCCTCCTACACCGGCGGGCCGGACCTGTCCATCAACGACCTCACCGACATCATCCTCGGCGACGCGAAAGAGCAGATGCTCGCCGACGGTGTCCCCCTCGCCGTCATCGACCGGGCACTGTGGGCCGGGATCGCCGACTTCCAGCACGGCCGCGACACCGCAGAGGCAGTGTGGGAAAACGGCGCCCCAAAAGCGGCGGTGGAGGAACTGGCCCGGATTCTCCAACAGGCCCAGATGACCCCCACGGACGCGGAGACTACGACGCCGCCACCGGCCTCTGGGACTGGTACGAACGCCCCGAGGACACCGGCACCCCGGTCACGTGGGAAGAAATCCTCACCCACCACACCCTGATCGTCGCGGACTTCGCCTCCGAGTACGGGATCCGCCTCCACCGCGACCCGCCCTCCTGGGCCGAGTTCCGGGATCTGGTGCACGGGCTCCTACAGACCGAGTCCCGGCTGTGGCGTGCCCTCCGACCCGACGACGAACCGACACAGCAGGGAGAGTAACCCATGAGCGGGCCCACCACCACCGGCAGCATCGACGCGAAACTCACCGTTGACGACTCCGACTTCAAGCGGGGCATGGCCGAGGCGAAGGTCGAAGCCAAAGAGGTCGGGGCGCTCGAACCGACGGTCAAGGTCGACGCGAACGTCGGGCCCGCCCTGGCGAAACTCTCCCAGGTCGCGGTCGCCGAGCAGCGCCTCGAAGTCGCCACCCGGCAGGCCGCCAACTCCGCCTCCGTGTCCTATGTCGCGAACGAGCGGCTGCGGGCCATGCAGGAAAAGCGCGGCGCCACCGAACTGCAGCTCACCGCCGCCACCGAAGCAGCGGCGCGGGCGGACCGGAACGCCGAAGCGTCCGAGCTGAAACTCATGGCCGCCACTAAGGCCCTGAGTGTGGCGAAAGCCGAAGAGATCCGCAAGTCCCAGGAACAGGTTGTAGCGAACGGGGAAGTCGCCGCCTCGGATGAGAAGACCATCCGGTCCAACAACCGGCGCGTCTCCGGCCTGCAGGTCCTGCTAGGCCTCGCCCCGGCGATCGTGGCGGCCGCCGCACCGGTCGCCGGCGCGGCAGTTGGGCTCGGGGCCGCGTTCGGTGTCATGGGCGTCTCCGGCGTCCTGGCGATCATGGGCATCAAGCAGGCCATGGAGGTCGGCGACTCCGTCGGCAACACGTACGCCGCCGGCCTGTCCTCCCTCAAGGGCAACCTGAACGACCTCGCGGGGACCTCCGCGAACGCCATGCTCTCCACCTTCAACCGGTCCGTGTCCGACGTCAACGCCCGCATGCCGTTCCTGACCGACATGGTCGGCTCCGCCTCCGCCGCACTCGGGCAGATGGGGAACACGGCGCTGCGCGGGGTCCTGGACGGGCTCCAGACCATGAACCCGCTCCTGCAGGCCGGGCAGGAAGAACTCTCCCAGTTCGTGACGTGGCTGTTCAGCTTCAACGGCACGAACGGGTTCACCCAGTTCATCAACTACTCGGTTGAGAACCTGCCCTCGGTGATGCACCTGATCGAGAACCTGGTCCTCACCGCCGGGCACATCCTCTCCGCCTTCGCCCCGCTCGGGCCCGTGGTGATCGGTTTCCTCAGCGGCTTCTCCGACGCGCTGAACAACCTACCCCTGCCGGTCCTCGCCGGAGTGGTCACCACCGCGGCCCTCATTGGCCCGGCCCTCCGGGTAGCCTTCGCCCCCGGCGTGTCCGCCCTCATCGTCTCCGTCGGTGAGGCGATCGGCTTCACCGGGGTCATGGCGAACCTCGCCGTCCCCGTCGTCGGCGTCCTGACCGCCGTGATCGCCGGGATCGGTGTCGCCGCCGCGTCCGCGTCCTTCGGGACCGACCAGGGCACGGCATCCCTGCACGACTACACCCAGGCGCTCAAGGACGACAGCCTCGCCATCGGCGAACACGTCCAGGCCCAGGTCGCCAAGGAACTCGTCGACTCCGGCGCCGCCCAGGCGGCCCTGCGTCTCGGACTTTCCCTGCAGACCGTCCAGCAGGCGGCCCTGGGGAACGCGACCGCGATCGCGGCGGTCAAGAACGTCACCGATGAGGCCGCAAAGGGCATCATCGACTGGACCTCCGGCGGGGCGTACGCGTCCGAGCAGAACAAGCGGCTCTCCGCGGACGTGGACCTGATGCGCGGGTCCGTGATCGGCGCATCGGGTGCGATCAACGACCAGTTGGACAAGCAGAAGCTCCTCAACGAGATGATGCACCCGACCTCAGCCGCGATGACCGATCAGGCGCGGGAAGCCCAGTCCCTCGCGGAGAAGTACGGGACGACCGTCGCGGCGCTGCAGTCCGCGCAGGGCGCCGAGGCGTCCACCGGGCAGACCCTCGCCGAGACGACAATCAAGATGCAGCTGCAGAACGACGCGGCCGGCATCCTGAAGGGCACCCTCGACACCCTGAACGGCAAAGCGATCTCCGCCGCGCAGGCACAGAACGCCTTCGATTCGTCCCTGGCGAACATGGGTGACCATGTGGACAAGGTCGGCAAGAAGGTCACGTTCACTACGACGTCCATCGGGGACATGTCGGCGGCGTCCGTGGCGCTTCGGGGCCAGCTCAACGGGCAGGTCGCGAACCTCCAGCAGGTCGTTGAGGCTAACGGCGGGCTGGCGAACTCGACCGGCAAGGCCCGCGAGCAGATGGTCACCATGCGCCAGCAGATCATCGACAACGCGGTCGCCCACGGCGTCGACAAGGACGCCGTGACAGCGTATGTGGATAACCTCCTGTCGATCCCCAAGTCCGTCCCGCCGACGAAACTTGACGTGGACAACGCCGCCGCGAACGCCAAGATCGCCTACACGAAGTTCCTGCTCGATTCCCTGCAGAGCAAAACCATTTTCGTCAACGTGCAGCGCTCCGAATCCGTCAGCACCGGTCTTGGGGACGCGAAGGGCTCCGACAAGCCCACCGCGTACGCAACGGGCGGGCGGGTCGCGTACCTCGCATCCGGCGGTGTCCCTGACTTCAAGCCGATGGGCACGGACACGGTCCCGGCGATGCTCACCCCGGACGAGTTCGTCATGCAGCGCGGATCAGCGAAGTCCATCGGTCACGACACCCTGGACTACATGAACCGGACCGGGCAACTCCCGCCCACCGGACAGTCCGGGCCGCAGCAGGTCACGGTGCATCTCGTCCTGGACGGGAAGGTCATCGACACCCGCATCGTGAACCTCGCCGGGGACATCGCAGACCAGCGCATCGGCGCCGCCGACACCAGTGTGCAGTACCAACGGAGGGGACGCTAAATGGCTGTCGCAATCACGGCCGCATCACTGGCCGGCGGGCCCTGCCCCCGGGCCGGTGTCACCATCACCGGGCTCGGGGCGGTGTCGGGGTCCGTCGTGTCCGTCTGGCGGAACACCCCGGACGGGCGGGAAGCGGTCCCCGGGTACCGGCGCGTCGCCATGGTCGACTCGTCCTACCTGGTGGACTTCTACCCGCCACTCGGGGTGCCGGTCACCTACGAGCTGGAGGTTATTTCCGGCCCGTCCGGGGTCGCCCGATACACCACCGCACCTGTGACGGTCACCTCGGACACCGGCTGGCTGATGGATGCCCTCGTCCCGCAGACCGCGATCCCCGTCACGGGCCAGCGGGTGGCGGACGGTTTCGAACTCATGGCCTCGTCCATGAAAGAGCTGGAGTATGCCGCGGACGTGTCGGTGTTCACCATTATGGGCTCCGACAAGCCCCTGGCCCTGTTCGGGCAGCGGCAGGCGGCCCGCGGCGTGAACACCAAGATCGCGACCCGGTCCGTGGAGCAGAACGCGAAACTCGCGGACCTGCTGCAATCCACCGCGCAACTGCACTTCCGCCCCGCGCCGGGCTGGGCGAACCTCCACGCCGGCGGGTCGCTGTTCATCGCGAACCCCTCCGCCCGGCAACTGCCCGTCACCCCGCACTGGGGCGGCAAGCTCACCTGGTGGGACCTGAAGAGTGACGTCGTCGCGGCCCCGGCGATCAAG